CTGAACTCAGGAGATTTATTTTAACAGGCTCTCCCTATTGATGGTATCACTCACAAACCACCGGCAACTCATCGATTTCTTCGAAGCAACTTTCAATCTCAATCTGTTCTGTGACCGAGATACCGAACGCTTCGTGAAAGTCCAATCTTGCACGGTACGTCACCTCTTCTGGCTTAAACGTCATGGTCTCCTTACGTCTCATCATATACTCGTCGAAGAACGCTTGTGATTCTAGTCCCCTAGAGGTTCTAATCAACAATTGAGCATACGATTGTAAGACTGGAACCCCAGTGTTACAAGCCAACTCACCCATTCCTATAGCACCGATTAACTTACGCCAACCAGTGCCAGACAACGTTTTGGTGGTATAACTACTGCGTGACATTACCCGGCAAGGGTTTCTTACCATTCTCCAACCTCTCGCAAGCTTCACAGGTCTACACTGACAAAAGTCAATATGCCTGAAGTCATATGCTACCTCGAACTTCATCTTGAAACCCACTTTCCTCCAGTAATCTATGTCCGCCATCATTCCGTTCAGATCTGTACGGGCAATTATTGCGACGCCATCATCACCATTGACATGTAATCTGTTCTTGACTCGATGTCTCCAAAACCAGTAATTGCCCAAGGAGATATTTGTTATACAATCCTCCAAACTGGTTTCCCGCACTCCCGAAAGCATGCGTAAGTTCTGCTTATAGGAATACCCGTCCTTAGAGTAGCAATGTACCTTATAATCCAGATTTCTCCGGAATATTTCCACTGCTTCTCTATCCATATGCCGTTTGTAAAACATATCACCATGCATAGCTCTCTCAAAATTGCTCTTGTGAGAGTCCATACGACTGTAATCCCATAAAATAGCAACTGGATCCTCAAAACTGTCCCAGGACTTACGTAAAGCCCTAGCTATCTCAAAAGATGTTAAACCTTTCATAAATACGCGGTCCTCAACTGGGCATATACGTCCATCATCCCCCATTCTAAACAAACGATCTTCAACGGGTTTTACAAACCGTGAAAACTCGTAATTTCTTTTGTGGGAAAGATACTGAATTAATCTGCAAGGTTTATCTTTCATTTCATCCAATATATCACTCGGCCCGTACACACTTCGACCATCGTATTTTTCAAACTTGGGTATCGCAGTTGCAGTAAAGTCCTTCGCCCTCCACCCATCCCTTTTAAGATCTTCAAATGCTTTCGCAGCTCGTGCTTTCTTGGTAGATGGTGTGATTTTAATAATCCTATCGGCACTCCACGGTTTCGGTCTCCCCACGCGCTTATAAGTCATATTAAACCTATAAGCCGCCTCACATAACATGAATATATCCAGATCTGGCTCTTGAATCTGCTCCATCACATGCCTCTCTCGAACCGCCAACAGTTGGTTCACCTGACAAAGATGATACCAGCTACAAACATAATTTCCATCCAATTGTAAGACCGGTAACAATTGTACCAGCTTACTCTTGTGATTACATTCCATCGGTTCAATGTCAATCTCCAAATCATTTTCTGGGAAAGGCACTTTTGACTCTTTATCGTTGCAGATTCCATCTGGTGGGGAGACTACCCACAGTCATTCTCGTTTGCGCAAAATCTTACTTTGGTTCATTCTTTTAAGCCGATATGCGTCGCGTGTTTTCTTTGAACCAAAGCGCACAACAAACCAATTCTGAATACGAAGCAGAATAGGTAGTGTACTAACATCATCTATATGCCCACGTAGTCGTAGCTCTTCCAGCCGTACGCCAACTTCCCCATTGCGTTGCAATACTCTAGTCAACTCCAAATTGATAGAATTCTTAACTATCAATTCCAACATCACTGCTGTTAACTTTTCCTGCATCACGTAACTAGGTCTGTCGCATTCTTCCAGCTGCCTAAAGAAGGACCCACACTTATCCGCGATAGCTTGTGGTAAGCCATCATCTCTGGGCAAGCTAAAGGTCTTTATCGAAACAAAGGCCCTTAGCTCATCATACTTTCCCCATTCAGTCGGATCCTCCTCAAATTACTCATCGACGATATCAAATTCCTCATCATCAATCGGTTTCTTGGGCATCATCTTGATTTGCGCACCGTCCGCTATAACCCTAACGAACCCTGGGTGCCATTTTCTGTCCTTGTAAATTCGCCTCGGCAAGTCACTAACAACTTTCTCAGACAGTATTTTCTTACCACCCCCAAATGACAAAGAGGGTAGCATCCATCCAGCGGATTCGAGAGGATGAGGAGCAAAACTCTCATATACAAATTCTTGCCTAATCTCCTCATGTCGTCTTTCTTCCGCTAGGCGAGATCGTTTTAGATCTCTTCGCCTCCAGTGTTCCCTAAGAAGTTGCATAATATCTCCGCTGCCTTGTTGTTTGCATACGGAGCCATCATCGGATGTATCTGACTCACAACGCTCTTTGGGATCATTCTCAGTTGTTCCAATGCGTTCCAATTCGGTTTCCACTTCTGGGGGTTCATCAACACTTGCTTGCACTTCGCAGTCGGATTGAACGATGACTCGCAACCCAAAAGCCGTATTCCTCTCAATGGTTTCTCTATCGAATACACTATTGCACCTAGCGCATCCAACCATTCCGGAACCCCTACACGCATATCCACAGCATTCGCACACGGGGCACAAATGCATTCTACATCCAGCGTGAAACACTCCAGAACACATGTGTTCGTTCTTTGACACATTGAAACATCTTTTGGTCTCCACATATGGAAGGTGACGGTAAATGCATCTCTCGCACTGGCACTGATTATGTTTAGGTAGCTTCGGTTCTTGAAGCTGGCATTGCCAATGCTCTCTACTGGGCACAATGAAATGCAGGTTAAGAAGGGCTTGGAGCCCGTCTCTTCTTGAACTGCTGGGGGTACCTCTCGACAAAAATCCCGCTTTGCTTGTCTCCGCCTAAAATTTCTTCTAGACGCCTTCGATTTCCCCGACCCAAATGAACACATCGATTTACTATCACTCTCCTCAATACTTGGGTGCTTATCACCCAATTTCTGAACACAATTTAGCCCAGTTTCCTGGGTGAGATTCTTGGTTGCATTGAAAAAAGTATTGTCCAGGATTATACACTGAAGATAATACTTCTCGAGTAAATAACAAGAACATCGTTGCACTTCACTATCGTCCATCGTGCAGGGTGCCAATCTCCCCCGATGACAGAACACGCCGCCGACCCGAGTAACGGAGCG